TGAAGGTATTGTAAATTTTAGTAACATCACCCAGCATGACGTGTTCAACGGTCAGGACACAGGTGCATTCTCAATGACAGTAACACTGTCTGAGGACGACGCAACAACATTGGCCGCACAGGGTGTAAAGATCAAGGACTACCAAGGTGCAAAGCAGCGCAAGTTCAAGTCCAAGTACGACATCAAGACCTTTGACGCAGAAGGTAATCGCTATAACGGCGAGGTTCCTTATAACTCAAAAGTGCGCTTGAAGTTTAAACTAGGTAACGCACATCCGGTACACGGTGTTGCTACATACCTTGAGGCCATCAAGGTTCTTGAGGAAGCGGAGATGTTAGAGTCAGAATCTGCTGACTTTTAATGGCTAATTTTCTTAGACATGAAGGGTGTCCGAAGTGTGGTTCTTCGGATGCCCTTGCTATTTACGATGACGGTTCTACATATTGTTTTAATTCCGTCTGTGACTATCGCACAAGAGGTGACGGTTCTGTGTCTACTGAAACACTGCCAAAAGCAAAACCCCTTAATATGGCTGGGGTGGTAGCTTCAATACCTAATCGCCGTATATCCCAAGAAACCTGTTCCAAGTACGGTGTAACTGTTGAGTACTCCGGTACAGGTGAAATTATCAAACACTTTTATCCTTACTACAGTACGGACACTAACGAGATATGTGCCGCCAAGGTACGTGAGGTTAAAACTAAAAGTTTTTATTCAACAGGGGACAGCAAGTCTGCTGGTTTCTTTGGTCAACAGAAATGCACTGGTGGTAAATTTGTAACTATCACTGAAGGTGAACTGGACGCCTTAGCTGTGTACGAGATGTTTAATAAACAGTACGACGTCGTGTCCCTTCGGTCAGGCGCTAGTAATGCCAGTAAAGAAATTAAAGAACAGCTTGAGTGGCTAGAGGAGTACGACAACGTAGTCCTTTGCTTTGATAACGACAAGGCAGGTGACGCTGCTCTGGAGCAAGTTAAAGACCTCTTTAGTCCCAACAAATTAAAAATATGCAAATTACCCCTGAAGGACGCCAGTGACATGCTGATGGCTAACAGGGTTAAGGACTTTACTCAGGCATGGTGGAATGCAAAGGTTTACAGACCTGACGGTATCGTAGCTGGAGCAGACACTTGGGAAGCCTTAGTAGAAAAGAGACAGGTAAAATCAATCCCTTATCCTTGGGAGGGCCTAAATGATATAACTAGGGGGCATAGGCCGTATGAACTCGTTACGATCACCAGCGGTAGTGGTATGGGCAAGTCACAGTTCATCAGAGAAATTGAGTATGACCTTTTACAGCGATGTGAAGGAAATATTGGGGTGCTGGCCCTCGAAGAAGACGTGGCCCGAACAAGTCTTGGTATCATGTCGGTGGCGGCAAACAGGCCCCTACACTTGGAAGAGGACACGCCTGTGGACCAGCTTCGGCCCTACTGGGAAGCCACACTGGGAACAGGACGTTACTACCTATTCGACCATTGGGGGTCAACTTCAACAGATAACCTCCTCGCCCGTGTTCGCTACATGGCAAAAGCCTTGGACTGCCGGTATGTCGTACTGGACCACCTGTCCATCGTCGTGTCTTCCCAAGAGTCCGGAGACGAGAGAAAAGCCATTGACGAAATTATGACCAAGCTGCGTACACTTGTGGCAGAGACAGGCATTAGTTTATTCCTAGTGTCACACCTCAAGCGGTCCCAAGGTAAGGCACACGAGGACGGTGCCCAGATATCCTTGGGTGAACTGAGAGGCAGCCAAGCGATTGCACAGCTGTCAGACATAGTAATAGGCATGGAACGTGACCAACAGAACGCTAACGAAGAAGTACGGAATACGACTACTGTTCGTGTCCTAAAGAATCGTTACACTGGTGAGACTGGTCCAGCGTGTTACTTGCAGTACGATAGAACCACGGGTAGGATGCAGGAAACAGCAAACCCCCAAATTGGAGCAGACTTTTGATTTACCTTGACCTTGAGGCCAACGGTTTGACTCCAGACACCATCTGGTGCGTTGTAACACGGGAAAACGGTGTAAGTACTGTACACACTACCCGTGACACCCTCTGTAAGGCCCTAGAAGGCTCTGTAAGCGTCTGTGGACATAATCTGATAGGTTATGACCTCCCAGTACTAAAACGCCTCTGGGGGCTTTCTGTGGCTCCTGAGTGCATAGTCGATACTTTGGTATTGTCACGTTTGTTTGACCCAAGCAAGTCCGGTGGACACTCTTTGCGTAACTGGGGCAACGAATTAGGCTTTCCAAAAGGCGACCACAACGACTGGTCAAGACTGTCACAGGAAATGATTGACTACTGTATACAGGACGTAGCAGTCACGGAAGCAGTACACCAGAGGCTTATAGCTGAAATGGTAGACTTTGACCAACAGTCCATTGACTTGGAACACAAGGTGCAGTTTGCAGTACAGCAACAGGAACGCAATGGTTGGCTTTTAGACCAAGGATTGGCTAATGAACTTTGTGCAACATTCAAGGAAGGTATGAATGACATACAAGCCGAATTACAAGAGATGTTTCCACCCATTGTCGAAGAAAGGTTCTCTGAGAAAACCAAGAAGCGCCTTAAAGATAAAGTTACGATTTTTAACGTGGGGTCACGGCAACAAGTTGCAGAGAGACTTAAAACAAAAGGCGCTGTGTGGACAGAAGTCACGCCAAGTGGAAAGTCTGTTGTCGATGAGAAGACGCTTAAGCAAAACAGTCATGTCCCTGAAGCGGCAAAAGTTCTGGAATATCTGCTGCTTCAGAAAAGACATGCTCAGGTACTCTCGTGGTTGGAAGCTGTCAAGGAGGACGGTAGAGTACACGGAAGAGTCATTAGCAACGGTGCTGTTACTGGAAGGATGACACACCAGAGTCCTAATATGGCTCAAGTACCGGCTGGACACAGCCCTTACGGTAAAGAGTGTCGTTCTTGTTGGACTGTGCCTAAAGGTAAGAAACTCGTAGGTTTTGACGCTAGTGGCCTTGAACTACGCATGTTAGCCCACTACATGGACGACAAGGAGTTTACTAATGTCCTTCTCACCGAAGACATTCACACAAGAAACCAAATGGCTGCTGGGCTTGAAACAAGACCTCAAGCTAAGACTTTCATCTACGCTTTCCTCTACGGAGCAGGAGACGCAAAAATTGGAAGTATCGTTGGAGGAAGCCCAAGAGACGGCGCAAATCTTAAGCAACGATTTCTACGAAATACACCTGCTCTTGAAAGTCTACGAGAACGCGTTGGTCGAGCATCTGGGCGAGGCTATCTCAGAGGACTTGATGGACGAAGGTTACGAGTTAGATCTGAACATGCTGCATTGAATACGTTGTTACAAGCTGCTGGGGCTATTGTTATGAAAAAAGCTCTTGTCATTTTGGATGATTACGCCAGCCAATGGAAACTGGACTATAGGTTCCTAGGTAATATACATGATGAAGTTCAAGCCGAAGTGGTCACTAACCACGCAGAGAAGTACGGGTGGTTGGCAGTAGAGTGCCTTAAGGCTTCGGGCGTGGCTTTTGATTTACGGTGTCCTTTGGACGGAGAATATAAGGTAGGTACTACGTGGGCGGAGACTCATTAACAAAACAGTACAGTTTTATAGATGAAGACGATTATCAAACAGATGAGGAAACAAAAACTTGTGTAAAATGTAAGAAGGATCTTCCTTTTACTTTTTTTTCTTATAACTCAGGTAGGCCTTATCTTCGACCTGAATGTAAAAAATGCAATAATGAATTAACAAAAGTTAGAGAAGCTTTAAAGGAAAAACACGGGATGCCTTTTAAAGGGTACAAGTGTCCTGTATGCTTAAGGAACGAAGAAGAAGTTAAAGGTCTTGGAGGACTAAAAAACGGTTCTTGGGTTTTAGACCACGACCACGAAACAGATAATTTTAGAGGTTGGTTATGCCACAGTTGTAATAGAGCATTGGGGTTTTTAAACGATAGTAAAGACTCACTTAATAGAGCTATAGATTACTTGGAGCGGTTAAAATGAAAAATATACATACGTTAATAAGCGACATCTACAAACTGGTTGAAACTAAAGATGTGCCAGAGGGTGTAGACATTGAACATTGTATTGAGGAGTTTGGTGAAGGTGTTAAGAGCCTTATGCGTCAAGAGTTTACACAAAAGCGTGACGCCTCTCGTAAGTTACGCATGTCAAACATAGGACGTAATGACCGATTCTTATGGAATGTTTACAACGACGTAGAGAAGCTTGACGACATGCAGCCTAGTACTTACGTTAAGTTCCTTTACGGACACTTGATTGAAGAGATGTTACTTTTCCTTTCACGAGCAGCAGGACACGAGGTTACTGATGAACAGAAAAAATGTGAAGTTAACGGTATTACAGGGTCTATGGACTGCAAAATCGACGGTGTTGTCACAGATGTTAAGTCTGTGTCAACTTTTGGGTTTAGGAAATTCAAGGACGGCTCTATGGCTTATGACGACCCGTTTGGATACGTCGCTCAAATTAAGGGATATGCGAATTCAGAGGGTGCTACTAAATTCGGATGGTTAGCAATGGACAAACAGAATGGGCATTTAACGTACCTCATGTACGACGAAGAGGACACCCAAGCGCCTGTACATGAGAAGATTGGTTATGACATCGGTGAACACGTTGACCACGTTAAGCAAATGGTGTTGCAACCGGAGCCTCCTAAGCACTGTCATCAGCCCAAGGAGGACGGCAAGAGCGGTAACATGAAGTTGGACATAGGGTGTTCCTACTGTTCCTATAAGAAAAATTGTTGGCCCGGTGTAAGAGCTTTTGCTTACTCTTCGGGACCACGCTATTTAGTAGAGGTATTTAATGAGCCGAAGGTCCAAGAAATCACCATTTAGAAGCACGTTTGAAGAAGATGTCGCCAAAATACTACAGGAGTTTAATTATGAGCCTTTCACTATTCCTTACACTATCTTTAGGAGCTACCGTCCTGACTTCGTTGATGTTAGCGGTTTATATCTTATTGAGTGCAAAGGATATTTCAGAGATGGAGACACCAAAAAATACACAAGCATCAGAGACAGCCTCCCAGAAGGACAAGAGTTAATCTTTGTTCTGATGCAGCCCAACAAGAGGATACGAAAAGGTGCCAAAATGACTATGGCACAATGGTGTGACAAGGAAGGAATACTATGGTATAATATAGATACACTACAGGAGTTGATTAGTTATGTCGCTAACGCTAGAGGAAATTAAGGATAGGCTCTTAAAGACCTACGACCCTGACGATCTTCTAGAGGCTTTAAAGATTACAGCGGAGCAGTTACTAGACCGCTTTGAGGACAAACTAATTAATAGACTTGACGTGTTTGAAGAAGAGTTAGAGGAGGAAGAGAATGAGTATTGACGACGTAACTCCAATGGAATGGGATAAGGTTAGGGAGTTAGCAAAGCTTTCTATTAGGAAAACACCAGATCCTGTAGAGCAGCCGGACCATTACAACAAAGGCGCAATAGAAGCTATCGAAGCTATCAAGGCATCAATGCCTGATAATGAGTTTAATGGTTATCTTAAGGGCAATGCTCTTAAATACTTATGGCGATATGACTACAAAGGTAAACCCATTGAAGACTTACGTAAGTGTAAGTGGTACATTGAACGACTAATTAAGGAAATCAATTAATGGACGCATATCAACAGTACATACACAAGTCCCGCTACGCTCGTTACCTGCCAGAGGAACAGCGACGTGAGACTTGGGAAGAAACAGTAAACAGATACCTAAACTACTGGTGTGATCGTGTAGATCTAAATGAGTTTGACCAGTCAGAGATATTCCATGCTATACACGAGATGGACGTAATGCCTAGCATGAGAGCGTTAATGACTGCTGGTGACGCCCTTGACCGTGACAACGTAGCTGGATTCAATTGTAGCTA